GAGTATTTTGAATTAGAGAAAAAATATATTAGGTCTTGACAAAATGGAACTAACACCAGTTGAAGAACATAAAGGGATGCTCTTTAAGAGAGATGATTTATATGCCCCTTACGGAGAAGATTTTATTACGGGTGGTAAAATCCGTCAATGTCGAGATTTGATAGAAACAAATTTAGATTATATTCATTCAGAATGTAACAGTACAATAGCCACAGCCGCCTCTATACGATCACCACAAGGACCTATTGTTGCTAGAGTGGCACAAGAATTCGAACTCAAATCATTTATAGGGTTTGGAAACACAACTATAGAAGGTGCTCTCAAGCAGACAGGAATACGTTGGTGTAAAGATATGGGTTCAGAATTATTTGTCCTTAGTGAATCTCAAGGATATAATAATGTTCTGTACGCGAGTCTACATAAACTTATAGTATCAAAACCCATGTTTAAGGTTCTGTTTGGATATGCAGCCCAGCAATATCGGTCATCAATTATAGGCAAAATTGCAGAGCAGGTACAGAATATTCCAGATGAAGTTGATGTTTTATTTGTACCATGTGGTAGTGCAGTAACCTTTACTGGTATTCTGGAAGGTGCTAATCTTTATAATAAGACATTTCGGATTGTGGGAGTACAACCATTTGGATATGATAGGACCAAAGATGTTCATAAAAATTTAGAGGGTATGTCTTGGGAATATGATTATGATTTTCATTTAGGTAAATGGCCGTATCATCAATTATATAAAAGAAATGTTGGATTTGAATTAGATCAAATCTATGAATCTAAATCGTATGATATGATGAATGATTTACTAGATGAACAATATACACAAGCAAAACATCCATGTTTTTGGGTCATAGGAAATAGTAATAATATAAGATAATTATGGGACCATTTGATTTTATAAAAGCAATAAACGACTCTAAAAATGTCATGAAAGATAATTCTCTAGCAGAAAAGGACTATATTCCCTTTCTGATTAACAGGGGATTGTCTTTTTTTCAGGATACGGTCATACAAGTCAATGAAATGAATAGGTTACATTTTCTTGATAACAAACTCCAATTTGACTATTTACTAAATAATATCAGACCACGAAAACGGTGGTCTAAATGGTTGAAGCCAGACAAAATTGATAATCTAGAAATAGTCAAATTATATTTTGGTTTCGGTAATGAAAAAGCAAAAGATGCTTTAGATGTTCTCACTACTGATGACATCAAAGATATTAAAAGTAAACTTGCAAAAGGTGGAATGGAGAAACCAAATGACTATAAACATAGAAGAGATGATTGAATGTACATTAAAAGAACCTGATGACTTTTTAAAGATTAGAGAGACACTTACAAGAATAGGTGTTGCTTCAAGAAAAGATCAAACTTTATATCAATCTTGTCATATATTACATAAACAGGGACGATATTTTATTGTCCATTTTAAAGAATTGTTTGCCCTTGATGGTAAACCTACAAATTTTTCAGAAAATGATCAAGCGAGAAGAAATACAATAGCGAACCTATTATCTGAATGGGGTCTTATAGTATTGGTAGATTCGGCGAGGACATCCGAATTAATTGTTCCATTAAATCAATTAAAAATTCTAGCATACAAAGAAAAAGATGAATGGACATTAACAGCAAAATATAATATTGGAAATAAAAAGGTGATAAATGAGCACAGCGAAGAAGAAGGTGGGAATTCCTAAACCACCAACAGTTAATAGTAAAATTACATCATTAAAATTCTACAAAACAAACGAACAAGCACAATTACCAGTATTTTCAACGAAGCAATCAGCTTGTTTTGATTTGTATGCAAATCTAATTGAAGGTGAAATAGTACAATATTATGGTTCACTTCAAACAAAACAGTTACCTAGAAAAGTATCATTTGATATAAATAGTAATAATTCCTATTTACAAATGAATAATATGGAAAGAATGTTAATTCCTATCGGGCTTATCGCAGATATACCTGTGGGTTTTTCGGTTAGGTTACATCCAAGATCAGGACTGGCATTTAAACAGGGAGTTTATCTCACAAATTGCGAAGGTGTGATTGACAGCGATTATGTTGATCCAATTTTCGTAATGGTAACAAGTATCAGTAATGTACCAGTGCGGATTTATAGCGGAGATAGAATATGTCAAGGAGAACTGGTTCGATGTGAAAAATATACATTGGATGAGTCTGATAAAGCCCCTTCTCAAAAGACAAATAGAGTTGGTGGATTTGGTTCAACAGGTGTGTAATTAATACACATCATATTTTAACTTAAACAGGAGTATATATGTTAGAAAAAGCAACAGGCTGGATTCGTAGTCTTACAGAAGCAGGACTTGCGTTAATCGCATTAGGTGTAGTTCTTCAAATTCTTTTTGGAGCAGCTGTTCCTTTCCTTGGCATTGATGTCATTGGATCAGTTACTAGTGTAGTCAAATCACTCGGAAGCGAAGGCCTAGTTGGTTTAGTCGCAGTATGGGTACTTTGGGGAATTTATACTAAGAAGTAAGTACTTGACAATTCCAAAAAGTATGATATAATATAGTAAGTGAAATTTATATTATGGAAATACAACTGAAAGGGGTGTTGATTAACCCTTGGTGTTCTCACCCCTTTCTTTTATTATTATGAATGAAAATTGGCTAATTGAAGAGAATGAAATGGAAAAAAAATTTAAGTTAGTAGTAAAGGATTCTGGTAATTATACAGCAGACTCGTTTTCTGAATTAATTTGGATTGTTTTACGACATCGCCTCCAACATCTATGTAAAGGTGAAGGATGGCGTGATTGAGGTTGTCCATCGTGGAAACCTCGTAATTGTCACCTGCTCTGCGTATGAGGGGTGAATTTCAAATAACCTTGCTTTTATAAGGAGGAATTATGGTACTACGCGCATCACATGTCCCTGCAAATTTTGGGGATTTCGAAAGAGCTCTAGGATTTTCTATAGGGTTCGATTCAATGTTTGACCGTTTGCTTGGAGATAACACGCAACACGTTTCAAACAATCAAGGTTTCCCCCCCTACAACATCCGAAAAGACGGAGATATCAAGTACTTCATTGAAATGGCCGTTGCTGGTCTTTCAGAAGAGGATCTTGAAGTCGAATTAAAAGAATCCGTTCTTCAAATTCGGTCTAAGCAATCTACAGAAGATGAAGCTAATTATGTTCATCGTGGGATTGCCAAGAGAACATTTGAAAGGGCTTTTACTCTTTCTGATGATATTGTTGTAAGGGGTTGCGACCTTACTAACGGAATGTTAACCATTGAACTTGAGAAAGTAATTCCAGAGGAAAAACGAGCACGTTTAATTCCTATTGGAACTAAGAAAGTCAAGTCGATTAACTAATTCGGTGCGCCCACCAGTATTTTATATTGGTGGGCATTTCTGTTTACTAAATATTACAGAAATAAAAACCCATATCATTAGGAGAAAAAATGTGTAATAACGAAGAATGTAAATGTGTTAATTGTACCTGTGAACCATGTGAGTGTTCAGAGGAAACTCCATGTGGATGTGATTTATAGAGAAAAAGGAATATTATGTTACCTTTATTATTATTCAATGTTATTTCTGGTCTTGTTATAGACAAGGCTACAGACTTAGCAACAGAGCATGTGGAAAGTATGATAGATGATTTACTTCCAGCGAATGCAAAAAAAGAATTAGACAAAGCTATAAAAGATGACCCCGCACATGAATTCAAAAATGCCAAAGAGGCATTGATGGCCGCAGTTGAGGGTAAGTTACCTATCGTCAAAGCAGACGGAACACTCAAACGAATCGAAAAAACATTTACAGTTATATTCGATCCTACTACTGGCTCAGTTGAAATAAAATAAACTTAGGAGAATATTATGGCAGTCAAGATACCAACTTATAACGGACACCTGACAAAAAACTTTGGGTATCAAGAAATGATAAAAAGTTCAACCGCCGCACGTTTAGGTATCTCAAACGATGCAACAAGAGAACACGTTATCAATTTAACCAACCTATGTAATTTTATTTTACAACCGATAAGAGAAGAGTTTGGAGTTATTCGTATCAATAGCGGATATCGTTCTCCTGCATTGAACAAGGCTGTAGGTGGTTCATCAACAAGTCAGCATTGTAATGGTCAAGCAGCAGACTTTGAATCAACACGAATTTCAAATCCAGAATTCGCACGATGGATTGAAAAGAATTTAGAATTTGACCAACTCATTTTAGAATTTTATGATGGGGTTGATCCAAATAGTGGATGGATTCATTGCTCGTATGTTCTTGATGGGAGTAATCGTAATAAAACAATGACAGCATTGAGAGTAAATGGAAAAACATCTTACAAGCCAGGTCTTCTATCATAAGGAGAGAGGAATGAAATATTTTTGGAAAACGTATTTGGAATTTTTATTATTCATAGGTCAATTTAATTCAAGAAAGAATTGGATTGACAATCACGTTATAATATGTTATAATAACTTAAATCAATGTTGCTATTTTTCAAATAATCTCAATGAAAAAACATAAATGAGTTTTTATACAAACGTTGTTACACTCGGAAATAATATACTATTTCGTGGTATTTCTTCTGACGGCAAAAGATTCAAAGACCGAATAGAATACCATCCTACCTTATTCATACCCACCAAAGAAGAAACAAAATTTCGCACTCTAGAAGGTAAACCAGTTGGAGAAATCCAGCCAGGTACTATGCGAGAGTGTCGAGATTTCATTCGTAAATACAAAGATATCGACAACTTCAGTATTTACGGAAACGATAAGTGGGAGTTCTCTTTCATCGCAGAACACTTTCCAGAAGAACACATCAACTATGACTTTGAGAAGATTCGTATTGCTTATCTTGATATTGAGACTGGCTCTGAGAATGGATTTCCTAACATCGAAACTGCTAACGAAGAAGTAACAGCAATCTCATTCAAGGTTGATAAGAAGTGTTTTGTTTTTGGTAGAGGCGAGTATATCAATGAAAGAAAAGATGTCTTCTATTTTCGATTCGATAGTGAACGAGCACTGCTCCAGAAGTTCTTTGAAGTATGGGATAAGGAATCTCCTGACATTATCACAGGGTGGAACATCGAAACATTTGACATACCCTATCTTGTCAATCGTGCTAAGAGATTATTTGATTCCAAGAAAGACCCATCCAAATTACTCTCGCCTTGGAGAAAGGTAAGAGAGTATATGATGTATGGATTGGGTGGCAAAGAAATCCAAACGTATTCGATTATGGGAGTGGAAACACTTGATTATCTTTCCACATATCGTAAATTCACTTCTGTCAATCAAGAGTCTTATCGTCTTGACCATATTGCTTTTGTTGAATTGGGTGAACGTAAATTGGATTATTCCGAGCAGGGTTCTCTCCATCTTCTTTACAAAAACGATTATCAAAAATTCATAGAATACAACATCAAAGATACCGAGTTGGTGGAACAACTTGAAGGTAAGA